CCTACTAGTAGATATGAATATGCATATCAAATGCCTACTGATCCAGCTGTTATAACTATTATGACAGTTACTAATAACGATCACCCTATTCCTTATTCAAGATATGGAGATAAAATATATCTAAATGGTTATGGATCTGAAAGTAAAATTTATATGGATTATGTATTTAGACAAGATGAATCATTATTTCCTACATATTTTAGATTAGCTTTAGCTTATAGACTAGCTAGTGTATTTGGTGCAGCTATAGGTAGAGATGCAGATATCTTACAATCTTACGAAGTAAAAGCTGAAAGACAATTAATTAAAGCTAGAAATATTGCTTCTCAAGAAACAACTACCAAAAAACTAAATACAACAAGATTTATAGCTGAAAGAAGGAGCAGTCGAAGTGGACTTGTTAATTACTAATGCCAAGAAAAGTAAGACAAGTATTTACTAACTTCTCTGCTGGAGAACTCAATCCATTATTAAACGCTAGAACAGATGCTAAAGCATATTTTGAAGGTGCTAGACAATGTAAGAATTGGTATCTATTAGATGAAGGTGGTGTTATGCGTAGACCAGCTACACAGTTTACAGCTGAATTACCAGCTGAATCAAGAATAATTCCTTTTATATTTTCTGAAGATGAGACAGCTCTTTTTGTTTTATCTAATAATAGATTAGATGTTTATGATTCTGATGGAGTAGTAATTGAAAGTAATATAACAGCTAATTGTAACTGGACTACAGCTCAATTATTTGAATTAAATTATGCTCAATTTGGAGATACTGTATTTCTTACTAATAGAAATAATGCTATTATACAAATTAAAAGAAATAGTGCTTCTAGTTTTGCAGTAAGTTTATATGCTTTTGAATTAGATGAAGATGTAGTTGTTTCTGGTGCTTATAAAACACACGCACCTTTTTACAAATATGAATCACCAACTGTAACAGTTACTTTATCTAGTGCTGCTACAGGAACAGGAAGAACTATTACAGCTTCTTCTGATGTTTGGACTGCTGATTATGTAGGTCATTATATAAGAGTTGATGGATCACAAATAAAAATTACAGCATATACAAGTGCAACAGTTGTTGAAGGAACTATTATAGTAACAGTAGATGGTGGTGCTGGACCTCATAACGATTGGCAAGAAGAATTATTCTCTGCACCAAGAGGATATCCTCAAGCAGTTTCATTTCACGATAATAGATTATTTTTTGCTGGTGGTAGAGATGCACCTTCAGTAGTAGTAGCTTCACAGATAGGTGGATATTTTAATTTTGATACTGGTACAGGATTAGCTAATGAAGCAATTAATGTATCAATAACTTCTGATAGTGTTAATGAAATTAGACATTTATTATCTGGTAGAAACTTACAGATATTTACTGATGCTGGTGAGTTCTTTGTACCACAAACAGCAGATCAAGCAATTACTCCAGCAACAATAGCTTTTCTTAGACAAACACCTTATGGTTGTAATAGAGCTAACCCAGTTCCTTTTGATGGTGCTACTATATTTACTTCTAAAAATGGTAAATCAATTAGAGAGTATGTATATTCAGATTTAGAACAAGCTTATAAGTCTAACAGTATATCAGTTCTATCTAGTCAAGTTATTAATAATCCTAAACAATTAACTATGATGACAGGTAATGAAGAAAGACCAGAACAATTTGCTTATTTTTTAAATAGTGGATCTACATTAGATGGACAAATAGCTGTGTTTCATAGTATTAGAGATGAGAAAATAGCTGGTTGGACAATATGGAATACTAAAACAAACGATAAGTTTCATAGTATTACATCTATTAATGAGTTTTTATTCGTAATTACTCTAAGAGTATTACCTTCAGGTAATAAATATTTGTTAGAAAAGTTTGGTAATGATGATTCTATAACTGTAGATTGCTCAACATTAACAACTGTTTATCAAAAAGGAAGTCCTGTTGTTAAAGGAGCAAGTCAATCAGGAGCAACATTATTAATTGATGGAATTACTACTGCTCCAAAAATATTAGAAACATTTTCAATAGCTGGAAATGCTACAATATATACTATACAAGCTGTAACTAATACAGATACTAATGAATACAGTTTACAATTAGATCAAAGTTTAGCTGCATCACCAGCTGATAATGCTGTAGTAACTATTGTAAAAGGATTCACACATACAGTTAATGCTATCTATGAAGCCACAAATGTGGTAGAAGCAGTTTATGGGAATGGTGCTTTGGGTACTTATACAATAGATGCTAATTCAAGGATTACATTGACTAATGCTCCACAACCTACTGGTGTAAGAGTTGGTTATAACTTTACTCCAATATTAGAAACTATGCCTATTGATAAAGAAATAGATACTGGACCATTGACAGGACAGCCAAGAAGGATTAATAAAGCTATTATAGATATTTCAGGAGGATTAGATATTACTATGAAGGCTTCAGATATAGGTGCAAAAGAACTAGTTATTCAACAATCTAATTTTACATTAGGTTCTGATCTAAGTGCAGAAAGTGGAAAGAAAGAATTTAACTTTTTGGGTTATAGTAAATCACCAACTATTACTATTTCACAAAACGAACCTCTACCATTAAAGGTATTAGGTCTAGCAATGGAGATACAATTCGCATAATGGGTGCTTCAGCAGCAATGATGGCTATAAAAGGAGTAACTTCTTCTCAATTAATGATGGCATCAGCTGGTATATCAGCTATAGGAAGTATAGCTCAAGTAAGATCTGCACAAGCAGCAGCAAATAGAGAAGCTTATAGAATTGAAACAGAATCTAAAATGGCAGCACTTGCAGCTGTTCAAGAAGAAAATGCAAGAAATCAAATAGCTTTAAAAGAAAGAGCTAATAATTCAGCATATCAATCTATTGCTGGTTATGCAGATGACAGTATGTCTTTTCTTAATATTAATAAACAAGTAGAATCTACAAGAATTAAAGATATATCAGATATAAGACTAATGGGAAAATCAGTACAAACAAAATATAGACAACAACTTTATGAGCTTAATGCTGAATCAAAAGATTTAACATTCGGTGGATATGCTGATTCTCTTAATTCATTAGTAAATGGTTATTCTAATTACAAATATTATAAAAATAATCCTTTTAAAAATCCAAAAGGTAATTCTTAATGGCGTTAACTACAGGAGAAAAAAGAAATCCAGTTACAGTATCTTCGATACAAAGTAGACTAGGTGTTGTTGATGCATATAGTGGTAGTGGTATTGGAGAAGCAGCTAAAGCTGTTTCTGGAGTATTAAATATAGAAGCTGATAGAAGAAGGGTACAAGAAGAAGAACAATGGAAAACTGATTTTAGTTTAGCTACAAGAGAAACAATAAGTCAATTCTCAAAAGATCATTATGATGATCCTGATGCTTTTACAAAAAAAACTGATAGTTATATAGCTTCATTAGTAGAACAATCACCAGATAGGTATAAAGCATATACAAAACAATATGCTGGATCATTAGCTTTACAAAAAGGTGAAACAATATGGAATGAATCTGAAAATAAAAGAATATTAAATTTGTTAGAAACAAATAAAAAAGAATCAGTAGCATTTGTAAATTCAAGAATAAATGAAATTACAAATACTAATCCAGCAGATTATGAACAATATTGGTTGCAGAATTTATTACCTGAATTGTCAGAAAAAATAGTAAGTTATACTAATATTTATAAAAGTGTACCAGCATATGTGCAATCACAGATGGACACTCCAGAAAATTATGAAAGAGGTTTATATTTAGGATTTGAAACTGAAAGAATAATAGGAAAATCAAGACTAGATTTAGAAATAGCTGCATCTAAAGATAGAGAAATGTTACTAAATGGTGAAGATTATGAAGATGGATTAACTTTTGTTCAAAAAGAAGTACAAAAACAAACTTTATGGGCAAGAAAATATATTGAATCTCCTGATTCAGATAGTAATGATAATCAAGAAGTATTTATGGACACAGATGTTAATGATAGAACAAAAATAATACAAAGTGTAAATGAATTTGTAAAAGGTTTTAATAATGAAATTATTGCAGAACAAACTAAATTAGGAATAAGAATAAAAACTGATAAACAAGAAACATACAATAATATTGTAAAAGGTTTTGAAAATTTTGTGTTACCTGATACTGAAGCAGAAGTTAATGCTATAATATCTAAAAATAATTTTACTGTAGAGGAAGCTAAAGTAATAAAAGATCAATGGTACACAAGTTCTGCAATAGATGATTTATCTAATAGTTTAGTTTATCTTGATGAGAATTTAGCTGTTAATTATAGTAATTTAAATATTAATATTGAAACTAATAAAGTAATAGAATCTTTAGAATATTTTGGTATTGCTGTTAATTTTGATGAAGTTAAACAAAAAGTAGTAGATAAACAAATGTTTAATGCAATGAAAATTATAAATCCTAATTTACTATATGCTGATTATACAGGTTTAGATTTAAATCAATATTTTAATGAAGAAGGTGTGCAAATTGCAAATCCTTTAGTAGATGTATTAGTAAGTTTGAGTAAAGATTTTAATACAGTTCCTTCTGTGTTAGAAAATTATTTTGGACAAATGGACACTTTACAAGCATTTGGTGGAAATACAGTTGCTGGAAGTGAAGATTATAAAGAATTAATCCAAAGAGCAGAATTTGCAAGAATTATTAATAATCAAAAAACATTAAATCCTCTAGCATTTTCTGAAACAACTAGTGAAAATTTTATGCATCTTGTTAATTTAGATAATGCACTTATGAAAATAGGAAATCCATCAGAAGAATTTTTAAGTACTTTAACACAAAAAAAAATTGATGAATTAAATGACAAAAATAATATACAAAGAAATCAAGAAATTGAAAGATGGTATGGTAGAGTACAGCCTGATAAAACTTTGTATGATGAAAAAGAAAAAAAAGTTTATGAAATTTTAGATACTGATGGTGATACTGTTCAAAGTATAATGAGTGATATGTTAACAGATGAAGAAGAAGATGCTCCATGGTGGGCATTGTTCTTTGCAGATAAAGGTGTTATTACTGAAGAAGTTGAATTTAATATTAAAGGTAAAGATAATCAATTAATACCAGAATTTAATTTTGCAATGCAAGAAATAGAGCCAATAGTAATTAGATATTTATTATCAGAATTTGACAATCCACAAACAATAACTAAACAACAAATGTTAAAAACTATCAGAACACAAAAACAATTTATTTTTCAAGCATTAAAAAATTTAAATTATGGATTTGCAGAATGACCGAATTAGTTAAATTTCCAATGATGCAAACATACCTTTCTAAAGGAATGAGTAAAGATGATATTATGACAGATGCAGTTATGACAATCCAAGAAAATGTTATGAATATGTCAGATTCAGAAAGAGTAGCTTCAGGTATAGGAACAGATTTTTTAACTTATGAAAATTTATATGCAATGTGGGATAATAAACAAATTAAATTTAATTGGAATAATCAAAGTAAAAAAAACAATCCTACTTATAATATATCTATAGATCCAGACGGATCTGGAATGTTTGTAAATATTGCTGATCCAAATAATCCTAGCAATGCATTTCAACCACAAAGTAATAGAATATTTAAAGAAAGTTTAAGTTTAGAACAAACTAGAGGAGAATATAATAATAAAAAATGGATTGAGTGGTTTGGTAATAATGTTAAAAAAAAAGAATATATGCAAAATAATCCAAATCCTTATTATGAAAGATATGGAATTGAACCTAAAGATCAACCAAAATTTAATAGTACATTAAAAGGTTTATTTGATTTAACTCTTGGTGCAATTAATAAAGGTAAAAACGGTGTTGAAGATTTAGGTAGAATGTTTAATGACATTGAATGGTTGCCAAATATTGCACCTATAGATATGAATACAATAGAAAGATTAACGCAAGAAAATCAATTAGATTTTTTGGCTTATCAAAAAAGTAAACAAAGTGGAGCATTAGATGATTCTTTTGCAGCTAAATATAGTGGAGGAGTAGAAACAGCAATGGGAGTAAAACAAGTGGGAACAAATTTATTTTACGATTTTACAAAAAAACATGAAGGTGGATATTATCCAAATGTTTACGATACTAATTATAAAAGTCAAACTGGTTATGATGGTGAAAATATGCAGATAACAGGATTAACAAATATAAAAGGTTTAAAAGAAGGACAGACTACACCAATGGCTAGTGAAGGTAGTAAAGTAACATTAGAACAATATGAATATATGAAAAGTGAAAATGGAGATCCAACTATTGGAACTGGACTATCTTTAAAAGATAAAGATGTAATTCAAGAATTAGAATCACTTGGTTATAATATTGATAATTTAATGAAAGGTACAGAAACATTATCTAGGGAAGATGATGTAACTGTAGTTAGTAAAATTATGGATAATAAATTACAATTAGTAGAAAGAATAACTGGAATAGAAGATTTAAGAACAAATAAAAATGCATACTTAGCAGTAGCATTAGTAGATTTGGCTTATAATAGTCCTACATGGATTGGACCAAGATTTAAAAGAGCATTAAAAAAGTTTATAGAAACTGGAGATTTAGCACATATAGGAACATTTGATTCTTACAATGAAGGATCAGGTAAATTAGTTTTTGCTGGTGACAACTATAGTAACATCAGTAAATATGAACCAGCTTTATTAAATGAACTTTGGAATGATGCAGAAGGAATGGCTGAAAAAGGATATGGTGGTTTTAGAACTAGATTTGGTGATGTTGCTGGTTTAATACAAGCATGGTCACAAGGTCAATATACATATTTTCCTGAACTAAATAAAAAAATTGAAGCTGGAACTCCATTAGATAGTCAATAATGGGTAATGTATCTTTAAGTAATCAACCACTTGTTAATGATGATTTAAAAATAAACGGCAGACCATTTCCTACTTCTCCAAGAGTTTATGGAGAAGGATTAATGAATATAGGTGCTGGTTGGGCTGATGAAAATATCTTTGGTTTAGGTTTAAAATATTTAGTAGATGCTACTGTAAATGAAAATGATACTGAATTTGTTGTAGATAAAAATTATGATATATTTATTGATCCTCAAATAAAAAGATTAGAAAGTTATGTTGGTAATTTTATGCATAGTAAAAGTGCTAAACAAACTTATAGATTAATTCAAGATTTTAAAAAAGATTTTAAAAATTCAAATGGTTCTCCTGAATACATTATAGGTAGAGTAATAGGTGGACTAACAGATCCGTCAAGTTTATTTATGTTTACTAAAGCTGGTAGATTTTTATTTACTGGTAGTAGAATAGCTAGAGGTAAAAAAGTAGGAACTTTAGTTGGAGGAGAAGAACAAATTAAAAGAATGTTTAATGAAGATAGATCTGCTTTAGAAAGTACATTAATTACAGCTGGTGGATTTATATTACCAGCTTTATTTCCAGCTATTAATAATAAAATCGGTGGAAAATCATTTGATGATACAGCTGCTAAATTAGACAATCTTGATAACCATTATGGTACACAGTATATTGGTGATGGTGTTTATAAAAATAAATCTGTTGGTGCTTCAGATATTAGCGATGGATTAAAAACAGAAGCAGATTGGATTAAATCAAATCAAATACAACCTACTGGTTTAGGAATATTTGGTGAAGGATCTGGATTTACTCCTATATTTAGGATTCTTAAAACTGGTGGATTAGAAGAACAAGATTTTATTACTTCAGTATTAGAAAGTCCTTTATTAACTAGAGGTAATTTTGAAGGAGTTACTACTGGTATTACTATTGAAAGAAAAATTAAATCTCGTCATGTAATGATTAAAACTGTAGATAATGCAATTATGGGTGAATACAATGCATATCTCAAAAATGCTGGTAAACGAGAACAAAATATGGCAGAAAAAATTGTTAATATTAAACTAGGAACTGGTGAAAAAAAATATGGAATTTTATCTCCTAGAGAATTTTCTTCTAAAGTAACTAGAGCTAGAATGAATCCTGATGGAGAATTTCCACCTGAAGTATTAGCAGCAGCTAAACATACACAAGATTTATTTTATGGTCCATTAGGTAAAGAATATAAAGATTCTGGTATACCTCTTGCTTGGCATAAACAAGAATTAGAGAAAGTTAAATTATCTATTACACGAATGGACGGAAGTATTAAAGGAAGAAATAAAGTTAAAGATCCAGATAAAGTACAAAGACTTGCAGATTTAATAGTAGAGAAAAGAAAACTAGAATCTAAAATAGCTATTATTGAAGAAAAAGGAATACAATTAAAAACTAATTATATAAATCCTTTATTTAAAAGAGATGTTATTGATGCTCGTCCTCAAGATTTTATTAAAATTATGAGAGAAGAATTAGATATAATAGCTGGTAAAACACCTACAATGACACCAGCAATTATAGATGACATTATTGTTTCATTTATGCAGTATCAACCAACAATAGCATTAAGAAACATAGATGACATTTTAAGTAAAATGCCAGATGAAGCAATAGGAGAAGTAACTAAAATATCAAGTAGGTTTTTAGGTAGAGATTTAGATATTAATTATGCAAGATTAATGGAAGATGGTTTTATGGAAGATGATATAATGTTATTACAAAGACATTACTTTAATCAAGTAGTTCCTGATATTGAATTAACTAAAGTGTTTGGTGATCCTATGGGATATGGAACTAGATGGTCACCTGACAATCCTTATCAACAAGGAATACTACAGATAGCAGATGATATGTTAGTAAAAAATGGTAATTATCGTAAATATTACGATCAACATTTAACTGAAGATGCTTTACCTATTGGAAATTATTTAACTAAACAACAACTTTCAAATCTTAAAGATTTAGATGCAAGTATTCATTTAGTTAGAGGTACTTATGGATTAGCAAATAATCCTAATCGTACTTTTAGTAGAGGTCTTAGAATGGTTAAACTATATAATGCTACTACAATGCTTACTGGTATAGCTCAAGTAGTAGATACTGCTAGACTAGTTATGATTAATGGAATGACTAAAACTTTTCAAGTTCAATTAGAAATGTTTCAAAGTGGTATGACTAAAGAATTAATTAAAATGTCTAAAAACTCAACACAATTAGGTGGTGAAGCATTAGATATGATTGATAGCTCAAGAGCTATGGGTATGTATGGTATGGAAGATGCTTTTGGTGTGTTTAATAAAATGGAAAGAGGTATGAGTAAAGTAGGTAATATTTATTTTACATTTCTTAATGCAAGTAACCCTTGGAACGCTTCAGTAAAAACTATGGCTGGTTTTTATAATGGTACAAGAATTATTGAGAATGTAGAAAAAATAGCATTAGGTAAAAAAATATCTAAGCTTAATAGAGCTAGATTAAATAGTATTGGAATTGATGATGCAACAGCTAGAGAAATTTACAAGCAATATCAAAAACATGGTGTAGGTAAGAATGGTAAAATATCTAAAAAAGCAGATGGTAATGATTTTAAACATATGCGTGTTGCTAATAGTGATGCTTGGGATAATACTCCAGAAGCATTAAAAGCATCTGATATTTATCATCAAGGTTTAGGTAAACAAGTTAATGTAGATATTGTTACTCCAAGTAAAGGAGATATACCATTATGGGCAAATAGTGAAATGGGTGGTGCAATAGCACAGTTTAAAAAATTTGGTGCAGCTGCTACACAAAGAATGTTAATGAGAGGATTACAAGAAAAAGATCAAAACTTTATGCAAGGTGTATTCTTATTAATGGGTGCTGGTATGATGGTAGATGCATTTAGACAAAAACAATTTGGTAAAGATTATGGTAAGAAACCATTTGCTAATAAACTTGTAGATGGATTTGATAGATCAGGATTAGGTGGTATTTTTTCTGATATTAATAATGCAATAGAAAGATTAGGTAATAATCAAATAGGTTTAAGACCATTACTAGGTGGTAAAAAACCTTATGGTACATATAAAGATATATTAAATAACCCTATACCAGATGTATTAGGTCCAACTGCTAGTCAATTATCTAATATAGCAGATGTAATGTGGACGTGGGGTACAGGAAAATACAACCATCACACAGCACGGAATGTGCGTAGACTTGTACCATTTCAAAATGTATGGTTTTTGGATTCAGTATTTGACAAATTAGAAAAGAATGTATTAAGATAAAATGGCAATAACAATATCAGATGTATCACCTAGAATACAATATACAGCAACTGCTGCTCAAACTTCGTTTAGTGTTCCATTTGAATTTTTTGCAGATTCTAACTTAATAGTACAGAAAACAGCTATATCTGATGGTGCTGTTACTACATTAACTTTATCTGCTAGTCCAGCTAATGCTGCACAATATAGTGTAAGTGGTGCTGGTGTAACTGGGGGTGGTTCTATTACTCTTGGTGGTGGTGCTACTGTTAATGATAAATATACTATTAGTAGAAACTTGCCTATAGCAAGAACTACTGATTTTGCAACAACTGGTATATTTCCTATTGATTCTTTAAATACAGAATTAGACAAAATTATTGCAATGATGCAACAACAAGGTGTAGATATTAATCTATCACCAAGAGCATCTTCTACTACTTCTACAGCTTATGGATTAATCTTTCCTGAATTAGTAGCTGACAAAATACTATCAGTTAATAGTGCTGGTGATGCTTTAGAGTTCGATCAATCAATTACAGATGTATCTGCAGTTGCTGCAATAGCAGCTGAAATAGTAACTGTAGCTGGAATAGATACTGAAGTTACAACAGTTAGTGGAATAGCTTCTGATGTAACTGCTGTGGCTGGAGATGCAACCGACATTGGTGCTGTTGCTGGTAAAGCTACAGAGATAGGTAGACTTGGTACTGCTGATGCAGTAGCTGATATGGCTATCTTAGCTACTGCTGATGTAGTGGCTGATATGAACACACTGGCTACTGCTGACATTGTTAGTGATATGAATACACTAGCTACTTCAGATGTAGTGGCTGATATGAATACTTTAGCTACTGCTGATGTGGTTGCAGATATGAATACTTTAGGTACAGCAGATGTTGTATCTGACATGAATGTTCTAGGAACTGCTGACGTAGTTTCTGATATGAATACTCTGGGAACTTCTGATGTAGTAGATGATATGGCAATTCTTGGAGCATCAGGTGTTGTTGCAAATATTGCTACAGTAGCTGGTATATCAGGAGATGTAACTACTGTTGCTGGTATATCTGGTAATGTAACTACAGTATCTGATAATGATACTAATGTAACAACTGTTGCTACTAATATTGTAGATGTAAATACATTTGCTAATCAATATCGCATAGGATCAAGTGATCCAGTATCATCATTAGATGAAGGTGATTTATTTTATAATACTACAAGCAATGTAATGAAATTTTATAATGGTAGTGCTTGGGCAGCTATATCTGCTGATACAGATTCTTTAGTAAAAGTATCTAGTAATGATACAACTGCTGGTTATCTTGATGGTAAACTAGTAGCTGGATCTAATATTACCTTTACAGAAGGTAGTGATGGTGGTAA